CCTTCATCGTGTCGGCCGAAACCGGCGAGTATCGCTGTCCACTCGTCACAATGAGGCGCGCATCGTAGACGTAAGCCGCGCGCAGAGCCGAGCCGACATTGATGGTCGTCTTGGGCATGTGGAGCGCAACGCAGGCGTATCCGCGAGACATCTATTCCCCCGTTCCTGGAATTAGCCACGCGCTTGCGCTCGGCGACGACCAGACAGGGCTCAGCCTTCCGGGCATCACGCCGCGACAGCAGGTGACGTGGAGGCGTCCTTCAATCTGGTAATAATAAACGTACAAAGCGTGGCTCATCGCGTCCTCCTGGCAAGCCCGTAGCGGCGCCTCGCGAAGTAGTCGCCGACGTTGGCAAGTGCATACGCACCCAGATACGGACCGCCGAGCACGACGATCGCGGAGAAGGAGAGGGCGAGTTCGAGGGCGGGGATCATCGGAGCACCACCTCTCCGCTGATTCTCTTCTTGTATTTGCTGTCGCGAGAACAGGAGAATTTGCTCTGTTTGCGAATGCCGAGGTGCTTGTCGGACCCCCTAACAGCTTTCGCAATACGAGGGATGTCGTGATTGCGCGTCTTGTGTGCGTGGCAGACGTGGCAGAGGACAGCGCAATTCTCCAATGTCGGTTCTCCGTTGAGCGCATCCGGAATAACGTGGTCGAAGTGAAACTTGACGCCGTAAACCGCGCCGCAACCCGTGGCCTCGCACTTTCCGGCAGCCCTCTTGAGGGCGTCGCGTTTGACTTGCTTGGAGAACTCGCGCCTCATGCCTCTTCAAGCTCCTCTTGATCGTGGAACTTGATGCCGTTCTCGGCGCCCCAGGCGGAGATCCATTCCATCAGCTCGGACATCTCCACGACGGACAGGTCCGAAGAAGAGCGACCGCAAGGAAACAAGCCGGCGCCGACGAGAGAGGGCAGCGATTGGATTTCCTGCCCCTTGTCGTGCGCGTAGGCGTGCATGAACATCAGCTTCCACTGCTCTGTGTTGAAGCGGCGGCCGTTGATGCGGCCTTGCACGGCGCAATCGGTCAGCATCGCCCAGAAGCGTGAGTTCTGATCCAGCGAGCGCGCCGGGCCTTTGAACTCAACGCGGCTTCCGGTCGGCGCTTTCTGCACCCACTGGATTGCCTGCTCGCGCTTGGCTTTGCTGTCGAGTGTGAGGAGAGCCCGGCTCATGCGGCCTCCGCAGACTTCTTGAGGTCCCCGAGCAGCGTGCTCTCGCCGCCGAGCGCGCGGATCGTCTTAACGACCTGGTCAAGCTCCTCATTGAAGGCATTCACGGCGCCGGCAAGGTTGGCGATGTAGCCTTCGTCACGATATGCGCGCTTCACGAACTGCGGGATGCCGCGCCAGTAGACGACCAGATCCCACCATTCGCGTTTCGCGATCCAAAGCGTGCCCTGCACCTGTGCTTTGTGCTCGGATGGGAATTCGTTCTTCAGGATCAGATCGATCAGAAGGTGCGGCAGCTTGGTCTTGATCTCCAAGCCGCCATCTTCTCCGATCAGGGAGTCCGGCGAACAGCCGACGCGGCCATTCTTGATGAAGCCGACGCGGCGCAGCTCCACGCCAGTGTTGAGCTGGTAAAGGTCGCGCGCTTCCGGCTCGAGGATATGGCCGCGCTCGGTGTGCTCGTTGGAAAAGCCTTCCATCGGCTCGCCGGTAATGATCTCGCCGGCAAGCTTGAGCATGTAGGACCGACGCGTCTTGCCTTCGCCCTTGGCCAGAATTTGGCTGAAGCAGGAAGCCGTGGGGATGCCCATGCGGGCCCGCAGCCACTCGTCTGAATTCTGTTCGACCTCGAAGATTTCCATGGCTCAGCCCTTCTTGAAGCCAGCGATGGCGGTCATGCAGGCGTCGTAGCGCTCGGCCGGGATTTCAGCGATGAGCTTCTTGCGCCCCTGGAAGAAGCCTTTGCCGCCAGCCCACTGAATGAAAGCCTGTTGGCTTGCGCCCTTACCCTCCAGCGCCTCGCGGATGTTCATGGCCTGCTCTTCGGTGATGGAGCCGGGCGCAGGCGTGTATTCCTCGTCCACCTGCTCGCTGCTGCGGCCATCGTCGTCAGCCGCCGCGGCAAGGCCGAGAGCCGCCTTCAGCGTGTAGCGCTGCAAGTAAGTGATGGTCGATGCGACCTGCTGGATGGCGTTCTTTTTGCCGCTATCGTCGCGGCCAGCGAGGAGGGTGGTTTCTTCGAAGTGGCCGGCCCGGTGCGACACGACGCACGTCACCTTGACCGGGGCGTTGACCTCGGACGAGACGCGATAGCGGTAGGAAAGTCCAAACTTCGAAAGGATCGGGTCAACCGTACGGGCAATCTCGCCCAGGTCTTCGTGGCTGTACTCGGTGCGGTCGCCGCCGGTCTTATGGTCGAAGCCAACGCGGCGGTTCTTCTTGATGACCGGGATTTCGGCCTTGGCCGCCGCCATGGCTTCATCGAACGCGGCGCGCTTCTGTTCCGCGACGATCTCCTGACGCCAGCTCATGAGCTGCATCATCTTGTCCATGTTGACGCTGGGATCGCGGGCGACGCGCTCGATCATGCCGAGCACGGCAGCCCCTTCGGACTGCACGGGCAGTTGCGACGTCGGGCCTTCGATCTGGCGAACGTTCTCAGCGGGAAGGGACATTGTTAAGCTCCAGCTTTCAGCGCGGCATAGACCGCGATCATTCCGATGAAGAGGACGACGGCGACCGCCTCAGCGAGGACAGGGACCGCAACCGCAACGATCTCGACGGGATCAGGCTTGCGCATTGTCCATCTCCGCCTTGCTCGGCATGTTGAAGGCGGCGAGGGTTTCAGCGACCGTCTCGCGAAGCCTCGATTCGAGCTTCTCGCCGAGAAGGCCAGAGCTGATCAGGCCTTCACAGTGGCCGACGAGCTTCGCGACAGCGCAGCGCTGCGGCATCTCGCGGATTGTCTGTTCGAGCGACATTTACATCGCCTCCCGACGCAGGCTGACGATGCGATCCGCGCGAGCAGCTTCGTGATCGAAGGGCTCTTCTTCGTCGTCGGAAAGGTCGAGGCTTTCAACGAGATCGGCGATGGCGGAGAGGCGAGTGGGGCCATAACCACGGACCCGGCCGTCTTCGCGCTCAAGGTAGGCGCCAAACTGGCCATTAGGGCAGAGACCGGTAACAACAGTCTCGTCGTTCTCCGGGAAGTAGTGCGTGCGGCGCTGGTCCATGTCGTTCCCCGTCGTCTTGCTGACAGGGAGCAGTATTCGCGATAATCGCAAATTACGCAAGCGAAAAATTGCGACAATCGCAAAAAAGTTGGCTGACCTAGTCTTCTAGGGGAGGCGGCATCGTTATTTGCCGATGAAATTGTAGTTTCGCGCTCGATACATGACCCAATCGAGGGACCTCGCCTTTGATGCTCGGCGGGAGCTCTAGGCGCTGCTCGTTTCCTGAGGCCAAGACCTTGACCGCATGGGTTGATATGGAGGGGCTCCAGTCAGAGTAAAATCCGTCTACACCCCCAACGCTGAAGATTGCGCTGCTAAAATGGCCTCGATCCATTATCTGCACGTAACGCTCAAAGGTCCCTGCGTTCACTTGGAGGTAGAAGCAGAGGCAGTCCTCAGTTGTTTCCTTTCTAAAGTCAATTTCTGATGTATAGGATACGCATCCCCAAGCTCTGCAATTTTCCTTTTCGTCAGGGCTCGTCAGCGGCGTTACTTGGAGAGAAAAGTTTTCAATTCGGCGTGTCGTGCCAAACATCGAGTATGAGGCACCGCGGGTATATTTACCGCCACGCCAAGCCGTGGGCCGCAACGATATTCCAATTACCTGCCTTGGCGGCACATAGCTGGGGGAGGGATCCTTTTCGATCTCAATTTGGTCTGTAAGGCTGCATTTTGTTGCCGAAAAATGCAGCGTCCACGGCCAAGGGATTTGATCGCGCTGGACTCTCTCGCCGTCATCCTCGCAAATCGCCCAAGTATACAGCGACTTATGCTCTGTGTCCGTTTTAAGCCATACAGCGTGATCTAGATGGTAATCCATCCTGTGCCTCACAAATCCAGCACGCTGCGCTTGACGCGACCGATCACGAATTTTTCGCCGTCTGTTTTCGATTTGACATAGACTGGTTCGTGGATCGGGTTGGTAGAGAAGGGCTGGAGCCTGGCCGGCTCCGGCCGCCAAAG